CACTCACGATTTACTCTTAAAGTTAATTGCAATCAATGCAACAAAGCAGTGAGCGCGGAGCGCGAGGAGAAGGATATCTTCTTTGACATCGCCGACTCAAATTGGCGTAAAAAACATCGTTACACAGTAGTAAACTCTAAAAAATCGGGTTCTACTGCTGGTGACAACGATGATGACCTAGTTCTATCAGATGATCTTAGTCAGGAGAGTGAGGATGCTTAAAGCAAAACTAGAGGATAGTGACTTTGCTTTGTTAGAAGTTATAGAAGATCCTATCTGGTTAAATGAATTTTTGCGATCGACAAACACAGCTGACATGAATAAAGAAAATTGGCCAGTTGAGGAATTTTTCTTTCGGCCGTATCAACGAGAGATTCTGAGTGATCAGTCTGCTCATATCGTTGTAACTGGCGGTCGCGCTATTGGTAAGTGTCAACCCGCATCAGCACGCATATTTACAGATCGTGGGTATGAAACAATTACTCAACTGTTAAAACGAAAATCATTTATCACTTATGGTTATTCTCCTTCTGGTGTGTTTACTCAGCGAAGAGGTTTTTTACGTAAAGATCGTTGGAAGCCTATATGGACTATTTACACATCCAGCGGTCAGCAAGTGAAGGCAACAGACTTACACCCAATACTCACTCCAAAAGGTTTTATTCTTATGGGGGATTTAGTTATAGGGGATTTAGTTGCAGCAGTGGGGAAGTTACCTACTGATCATTGTATTTACGACACGCTTTCATGGCATGAGTTACGCGCTCTTGGATATCTCGCGTCGGGATCGGTGTACCACAAAGCATCAGTAGGAATAAAACCACGATTTAAAAAAATTGATGCTGAATTGCAGGATATCGCACATCATCTCTACTTAACGTATCGCAAAGAAGAAAACGGCGCGGTATTCCTAGAGAGAATCAAAGCTGGTGGAGTGCGTCACTACATGAATCAATTAAAAATTGAGTTAAATTTAATGGCCAAGGACGCACGGCAGGTTTTTAGACTTGACTGGCTGAAAACACAGCGCGTGGAAAACATTAGAGCGTTTTTAGAAGCTGCTTACGCACAATACGGTGTTCTATCATTGGAAACTGTAAAGATTCGCTTACTAAACGAACAATATGTTCGTGATTGGCAAGAGCTTCTTTTGTACTTTGGTATTCGAAGTACTAGCAAGAAGTTGACTGACCATTCTACAGAACGTCATATTTTTCAGATAGACGACTCAGCTTGGGAAGTAGAAACACTTGATCGCGTAAACGCTTTGCGGTTTTGGCAGGAATTTAAATTACCCGGAGTAAGTGTATCGCTTACTAAAGAGACTGCTCCACCTGCATCAACAATTGAGTGGGATCGAGTAACGGCTAAAATCAAAGGTGGTCGAGCGCAGACATACTCAGTTCATGTGTATCAAGATGAAACTTATATCTCAGAAAATGTAATTGTCCACAACTCGGTTATTCTTGAGGACTTGCTAACTTATCAAATAGTTAACTCAACGATTGAGTTTCCAAAAACTCCCGAACAACTTTTAGTAACGCCTAATACCAATCAGCTTACGCCAATACTAGACCGGGTAATTCTAAAGTTTACTACAAGTCCCTTATTGAAAGATTTCTTAAATAACAATATCAATCGAGCAAAAGGTACTTTAGATTTTCAAATGGGAACAAGGAAGCACCGCCTTTATGCGCGTATCGCAGGCAGTAAAGAAGCAAATAATCTTGTAGGTCTTCACATTCCTAAAGTGACCGGTGACGAGTTTCAATTGTTTCCGATGACCGCATTCTATCAGCTGCAGCCGACGATTAACACATGGGAGCCTAAAGTTCAGGAAGTATACTGTGGGGTGCCCAATGGCATGAGAAACACCGCGCTATATGTGCTTGATGTAAAAACGCCTAAATTTAAAAAATATCGTATCCCTGCTCCAAATAATCCGTATTTTACAAAAGAGGATTGGGACGATGCCATTCGTCGATACGGTGGGGAAAATGAGGATATATTTCAACAGCTCATTTTAGGTAAGCATGGATCGCCAAGTTTTCAAGTAATCTCGCGAGACCAGATGAAAATTCAACCATATGATTTTTTCTCTTATCAGTATACTCAGCGCGAGAAAGACAGCGGTAAGTCTATCTCAGAATCACTTCCTATTACTTTATTACCGAAAAATGACGGTATTGTGTTTGCTATCGACACTGGATTTTCTGATCCTACCATAATTCAAGTCTTTGCAAAGGTAGACGATACTTGGCGATGCTACGTACGTTACAAAGTACAGCGTATTGACTATCCTGAGCAAGAAAAAATTATTGACTATCTAGCTCGCGGTTACGGGGTAAACAAGATTGCGATTGATGTCGGTGCCGGTGGCGGTGGTGCTGGTATTGTTCAGAGTTTAATATCTCGACCAGAATACGCGTCTGGGATGTATAACAAAAGAATCATTCCCGTTCAGTTTAATGAAAAGATTGCGGTCGGTACTATTCAGGACGGAACGCAAATCTCTGAGTCATTTAAGGCGTGGGCTACAAGCGAGTTGGTTAAGCACATACAACGTCAAACGATTGCCTTTTCCGAAGTTGATGCAGAGGGGGTCTCTCAGCTGGAGAGGGTAGCAAGGCAGCGTAGAACAAGCGGCCACGTTCATTACTTCGTCGTCTCTCCAAGAGGGCACGGCGAAAGTACAGACGATCATATCTACGCTAGCTATCTTTGTTTTATCGCCGCATTACGCGAGCAAATTGAAGTAGTCACACGAACCGGATTAGCCCGCGCAGTGACTGCTAACACAGTGAGGTAATTTATGTCTAACTTAACTAAGGCGGTCTCAAGCTTTACACCTAATCCTATATTCATGTACAACTTGAATACAGTTGGGTACTATGACCCGGCGCAGGTTCCTTTTGATAATTCACGGAAGTATAAATATCACGATCTTATCGTGTACTGTCGTCACTTTTACGAGAGAGACACAATTGCGCGGACCGTGATAAATCGTATGGTCAACCTTGCAATAACACGTTTGCGAAATCGTAAAACAGATCAGGATCAAACCGTTTTAAAGTTTTATGATGCGGTTGCTCGAAAACTACAACCCTTTTTAAAACATATGGCTACTGAGTATTTTATTCACGGTATGGCCGTACCCGGTATCACGTACAAACAAATTATGCTGAATAGGTTAGACCCTTCACTCGGTCGTAAGCGCGTCGAAATACCAGACAGCATGTGGGTACGAAATCCCGCAAACATTAAGCTACGTAAAAGACCAAATGGTTTTGAGCGAGCAGTTTACATTGAAATTCCACCCGAAGAAGCTACATTCATCACTTCTAAAGGTAAGCGTAGTGATGGTACGGATGATTCGGCCGCTTTTAAAGAACTACAGCGCACAAGCCCGGCATATGTTAAAGCGGTACTTGCAGGTCAGCGACTTTTCCCTATTGAAGAAAAACCGTTGTTTGCCGATATTGTTTCGTACAACGATTACCCGTTACCGTTTCTTCAAAACGCATTGCGTGCGATGCAGCATAAAGAGTACTTAAAACTTATGGACCAGACAATTGTGTCGCGTTCTATTGAATTACTCCGACAGATTAAGATAGGTAGCGATCAGTTCCCAGCAACGCAGGACGATATAGAAGCAACGCAGCGAGCCATTACAGATGCTGCGGCATCTGGAGATCGTGTATTTAACTTGTTTACAAATCACACAGTGGAGATCAAGTGGGTATTACCACCACTCGATGCGTTACTAAATGAGGGTAAATATGCAGAACCAAACGCTGATATCTTTCTTGCACTCGGATTCCCGCGGATTCTTACCGTGGGTGAATCTCTTCGAAGTAATTCGTCGGATAGTAGAATTGCATCCCTAGGACCAACAGCAACGTTAACAGAGCTTCGTGAGCGTGTTCTGCAATGGGTTCAGTGGTTATACGAAGATATTGCCGCCCGCAATGGCTTCTCCGAATGGCCTGAACCTTATTTCTCACCGATTCAGTTTCAAGACATGACCGCACTTACTCAATTTGCAATTCAAGCGCAGCAAATAGGATCTATATCGAAAGATACAATTGCTCAACTGTATGGATCAACCTACGAAGAGGAGCAGGCTAAAATTCAATTCGAGGTGTCAAATGAGTCTAATACAAGTCAACCCGGACTACCAGAAGAATCTCCTTCTCCCGCCGGGTCAGGGGTATAGTTTACGTAAAACAAATCAACCCTATCAATCTTTAGTGGTACACACAACAAACGGAAAAGCAGGTACTAAATTTGAAAACGAGGTCAAGTTCCTTGCAAATTCTAAGAATGTATCGGCGCATTATATAATTTCTAAAACTGGTATAATTCAGCAAATCCTTGACCCAGCAGAATATGTTGCATGGCACGCAGGAGAAGTCGCAAAAGAACAGTATAGTAATCTTTATGCTATTGGCGTCGAAGTACATTTCTCACCTGCTGAGATTTACTGGACGGGTAAAATGTGGGGAGCGCTTACTGCATTGAGTCGAGTATACGCTAATTTAGATATTGTAACGCATCGCCTCATTGCAGTTCCGAGAGGTAGAAAAATAGACCCATCTGGAGTTACCGACTTACAGTTTACCTCTTGGAGACGTGATTACCAAAAATCTCACAGGTATGCAAATCTTGTTGCAAATGCCAATGTGCGGCAGTTTCCTCAAATAACTTCAACAAATATAATTCAAGTGTATCCAAAAAATTTGGAAGTAGTTGTTAATTCAATACCTGTAGAAGGTGATATTTATAATAACTCGAATTTATGGTATTACTGTAATTGGTTTGGGTATGTTCACTCTTCGCTACTTTCCCTTGGAGGTGAAGTGTGAATGAGACCACTTTATATGCGGCAATAAGTTCTGTCGCTACTCTAGTTGTTGCTTGGTTTTCTTTTAAAAAAAGTTCACAGAATGCTGCTGATAAATTTCAGCAAAGTTTACTTTCACGTATCGAGACACTCGAGGAGGATAATCAAGTGTTACGAAAGAAAAACGAGGATCTATTAAATTTAAATCTTCAGGAACGTGAAAAACAACTAACTCTCGAGCAAAAGATAGTCTCAATTGAGAACGAGAAGTTAGCAATGTTGGATCGTATTCAGCATCTCGAAAAACAAGTCGAGAGTCTGATTACACAACTAAATAAACAAAAAGGAGTCTAACATGGACGAAAAAACAATGGAGCTACTTTTTCAATTAATTACGGGGGTGATGATACCATTTGCTGTTTCTGTTTTAAAGCAGGTTCATTGGTCAGCATCACAAAAGTTTATGATTGCGTTTGGTATTTCTGTACTAGCTTCGAGTGTTATCCCTATTCTTAAAATGGGCAGTGGTCCATTTGATGGGGCTTTAATGCTTGAGTCCCTGACAGTTATATTTACAACTTCGCAGGTTGTATACAGGTCAATTCTTAAGATGATGGCTTTTGAAGAAGCACTCAACCCGCAAGCCGCGCTAGTGAGTATTATTAAGGATCAGATTATACCTTACTTAACCACAATTGACCGACAGACTGCAACTGAAATTTTAGATCCTAGTACTCAAAAGTCAATAGAAGTAAATGTACGAGAAATAGAATAATTTTTAAAAGTGACCTTTAGGTACTTCTAAAGGTCACTTTTTTTATTTTACTTTTTGTCGAAAATATGTTACTCTGAGACGAGTCTATATGAAGGAGGACCTATGGAAAATCCTTTTTACAAGCGATGGTTGGCGAAACGAACCGACGGAAGTCTTGTCGAGGTTGAAACTTACACAGAGCACGCAGAGGTACTGAATGCCGATGGTACTGCTGCCAAGTTATTACACCCGTCTATCATCGTTAGAAAGACGCGTAGAAAGGCAAAAGAACGTGAGTAGTTTTATTGCGAGTATTGTGATAAGCTGGTGTGTTTCCGGAATATGCTGGGTAGAAGAAATATCTCCCGAAGCACAGGCAATAGCCGCCTGCGAATCCGGTAATACAATAACACTAGGGTCGCTTAATTGGGCCGCAATTAATGTAAACGTTGATGGTACCATTGATGGAGGGGCTTTTCAGTTCAATAATTACTGGGTCTGGAATAGTCAAGACCGGTGGGTGATGCGTCCAGTAGCAAAGCGTATTGGCATTACTAGTGACGCATTATTTCTACGGTACCCCGCGGCGGACGTTGCCGACCCGTATGTACAGTATCAAACGTTTATCTATCTTTGGGACAATGGATATGGATGGCAGCACTGGTCAGCATCTCGTCCGTGTTGGTCAAAATGGCTGACCGTCCAAAAAGGACGAGCGGTTTGGAAAAATTAAGAAAGGGGTGTGTATGAAGGTACGATACGGCATTATTACGCTAAATCAATTTGAGTGGGTTATTGACAAGCACTTACCAAGTGTTAACTTTGATCTTGTTGACGCAGTACACCTGCATGTCAATAATTCGCATGAGCTTGAGTATCACGGCAGTCAGCAATCTCTCTGGGATATTATGACTACTGTCGCAGACAAGCACAACATGATTATCTCTGATTCAACTAAAAACGAAGGTGTTGCTCCGGGATGGAATCGTCTTTGTAAAACAGCGTTTGCTGAAGGATGCCACGCAGTGATTATCGCGAACGACGACATTATTCTTGATCCCGGGTCGTTGGCGCGTGTTGTGGAGGCACTATACACGCATCCTTTCGTGTGCTTTAGCGACGCAGGACACAATGCCTTTTGTTTTTTTGGAATACAGCGTATGCTGTACGATGTGATAGGCAAGTTTGACGAGCAGTTTTGGCCCGCATACTTTGAAGATAACGACTATATTATGCGAATGAAGCTGCACGGATTTTCGCCGCATAGTCTTGCAGGACCCTCGTTTTTTCACGCAGGTTCTGCAACTGTTGGTAAGTACA